TAAATAAATTGTAACCATGGAATTATTTGAATTAGAACAAAAATTATCTGAGGTTCAAAATAACCTAGTTAATTACTACACAACGTTAGATGAAATTTGGATGTTTCATCCGGCAAATCCTGATTTTGTAAATCCAATAAAAATGTATGATGATTTAAAAAAATCTATTACTAATTTGGAAATGAAAATGGTTGATTTAGAGATGAAAATTAATCATGTAAAATCAACTAATTAACACGTGAAATTGATTATAAAATTGTATATACATATAGAGATATGAGTTTAGGGGGTATATTTGCATTATTTGGGTTTTCGGATGATGAAGCCGAGGATAAAAAGATTAAAAAGGAACTAGAGGAATTTAAAAATACTCCACATTTTAAAATTGGAATGTTTTCTAAAATGATTCTGAATGGATTAAATTTCAAAAAACAGGTTGTAGGGTTTTTTACCAAAGCTGATAAAGATTTAGATGTAGAGGGAATAAATGAAGCTGGAGATTTTATGATGTTTAACAGAGCATGGTACTGGATAAGTGAATGTAATGTAAGGAAAAAAATTTGGAAAGAGGCTTTAACTAGAAATGCTACCCCTGAATTACTAAAGTGTATAAAAATTACTATAAAATATTTTGAGGAGATTGAAGAGTATGAAAAATGCTCCCTGTTAATTAAAATCCAGGTTTTTGTAGAAAAAGAAATATTTAAGGCTTCTTTAAAAGATGCTTGATTACCTAAGAAATTTTTATTACCTTCAATTATATTTTAATTTGAAAAATAGGAAATAAAATAAATGTTATATAAAAATAAGTAAATAAATAAAAATGAAAAATAAAGAGTTAGTATTGAGACGGATGGAATCTATTGAAAACCGTTTGAAACGTTTGAGAAGTGCTTTAAATGAAAGAAATGTTGAAGCAGCAAGAGAAATTTTGAAAGAAATTGAGGAAATGAGAGATGATACTCAATCAATGATTGAAAGAGAAAATTAATCAAAAATAAATAAGTTATGAATTTGACAGCCGAACAAATCCAAGAAAATTGGAATGAATTAATAGGGTATATTAATGAATATATTCCATCCCCACGTAAAGAAAAACTTCGAGAATTTTATGAACAATATGCTGATCGCATAATGTTAATGCCTGCCGCGCATAAAAAAGAATATCATAATGCTTTCCCTGGAGGATATGTAGAACATGTTTTACGCGTTATTCGATGTGCTCTCAAACAATCTGAATTGTGGGAATCTGAAGGAGCAGATATGTCTACTTTTACTACTGAAGAATTAGTATTTTCAGCTCTAAATCATGATTTAGGTAAAATGGGAAGTGAAGATGAAGATTCATACATCCCTCAAACGGATAATTGGAGAAAGGAAAAATTAGGAGAGGATTACATGTTTAATACTAAAGTCCCATTTGCTTCAGTTCCAGACAGAGGTTTATTTTTATTACAGTCTCATGGTATATCTTATACATTTAATGAAATGGTAGCCATCCAGACACATGATGGTTTATATGATGAGGCAAATAAAAAATATCTTATGTCATTTATGCCAGAACAAAAACCAAGAACATCTTTACCTTTTATATTACATCAAGCCGATTTAATGGCAGCACGTATTGAATTCGAACGTGAATGGTTACCTAAATTAAAAGAAGGTAAGAAGTCCGTGGATGCCGGAAAGAAAAGTTTTACATTGGGGAATAAACCAAACATGTCTAAGAAAACCTCAACAAAGGAAAAGGCATTAGGTTCATTTAAAAGTGAAGGTTTAAAAAATTTATTTGATAGTTTATGATAGCTTTAATAATAACAGTTTGTGTATTAGCAGTTTTAGTCGTGATCCTAGGGTTCACGACTTTCAATCTAATGAAAAAACAAGAAAAATCAGAGGATATTCTTTCGGGTTATCTTTCTTATCTTGATCGTTTATCTCGAGTAATTGAAATTTCTGATAAAAAATTAAAAGAAATAGATCGTGCTGGGATGTTTGAAAAAGACGATGATGTAGGACAAATTTTCCAATCGATAGTAGAAATCCAAAAAATCCTTAATGAATTTAATATTAGAAAATTCAACTAAAAAAGTGGTAAGAAAAGCTAAAAGTAAAAATTATTTTACTCAAGAAACTGAGGACGCCATTGTATTATATAATAATACTTTAGACCCCGTATTACGAAGTAAAATATACGAAGAAAAAATTCATTACGCATTTTTTAAATTGACTCAAAATATAATTCATACTTTTAAGTTTTACCATACTGAAGTAGAAAATTTAGAACATTTACAACATGAAATAATAGTATTTTTATTGTCAAAGATCCATTTATTTAACCCACACAATGGAGCTAAAGCATATTCTTATTTTGGTACTATTGTAAAACGTTGGTGTATATTGTATAATGATAAAAATTACAAATCTAAAATTAGTAAAGTATCTACTGATGAATTGTTAAAAGATGATACTCATTCTTATACTATAGAAACATCAGGTGAGGTAGATAAACTATCTCATTTTTTAAATCAGTATACAAATTACATGACTACAAATTTATATACTTTTTTCCCAAAAGAAAATGATACAAAAATTGCAGATGCAGTTTTAGAGTTATTTAGAAAAAGAGATCAAATAGATATTTTTAATAAAAAAGCTTTATACATTTATATTCATGAAATGGTTCCTGAAGCTAAAACACCAAAAATAACAAAAATAGCAAATACTTTATATAGTGTATTTAAAAAACACTATGTATTTTATTTAGAAAATGGGTATATAAATTTTTAACCTTTATATATTCTCATATTTATACCCAAAACAACAATATGAGTAATTTAGAATCTAATATATTTGGTAAGAAAAAATTCTCCGATTTATTAAAAGAAATTTACGATAATCAAAAGAAAAAAGAAGTTCAAATATCTGCTTTAATAGGTGAATTAAAACCTTTAATTAACGATATTGGTGATGCTACTTTAATAGTTCCATTAATTAAAGAATATATGGAATTAGGTATTAAAAACGATGAGCAATTAGTTAAAATGGCTACTATCGTTCAACGTGCCCTAGCTTCAAATAAATCAGAAGAAGAAGGATTTGGAATGACCCAAGAAGAAAAAGCTCAATTACTATCCGAAGTACAGAAATTTAACCCTAAAGATTAATGGCTTTATATAAAACCGGGATAGCTAATTCAAATCAAGGAGTAACCATATCAACTACTTCAGCTACTTCTGACTTTAATAATCAAATTCTAAATCTACAAAATTTTATAGTTTCTGCTAGGGTAATAGATATTGTTTTGGATGAAAATCATCCATACTTTAATAAAGTAGGACAGTGGAACGGGATAGGAGCTATATTTTTTGAAGTAGTAAACTCATTAGGGACAAGATCAAATAGTGAATTTGCACTTCCATATGATCCTCAATCCAAAACTTACCCTTTAATAAATGAAATAGTACTTTTACTAAAACTCCCAGATCAAGGAATAGGTAATATTACTTCAAGTACATCATATTATTATATGAATGCTATGGGGATATGGAATCATCCTCACCATAATGCTTATCCAAACTTAGTTACTAATTCTACTCTCCCAGACTCACAACAACAAGATTATCAAACTACAGAAGGAGGAAATGTTAGAAGAGTTGAAGATGGAGAAACTGAAATAGAATTAAATAGCCCAAACAACCCTAGCCAAAATAATTTCATTGAAGAAACTAATATAAGATCTTTAATGCCTTTTATGGGAGATATAATACATGAAGGAAGACATGGTCAAAGTATTCGTTTAGGTAGTACATCTAAATCACAAAGTGAAAAGAAAAATAATTGGTCTGAGTTTGGGAAAAATGGAGATCCTATTACTATTTTTAGAAATGGTCAATCCCCAACACCAAATAACGATGGTTGGATTCCTATAACTGAAAATATTAAAACAGATTTATCTTCAATTTATTTAACATCTTATCAAAAATTACCATTTAGTATAGCAAATGAAAATTTTATTTCATATTCAACTCCACCATTATCCCCATCATCCTTTAGTAAACCTCAAATAATACTCAATTCGGATAGAGTGATTTTAAACGCAAAATCTGATAGTGTTATTATAAGTGGACAAACATCTGTAGGATTATCTTCAAATAAAAGTATCAACATAGAAGCTAAGGAAGTTTATATTGATGGAAATGATATTAGATTAGGTTCTAAAGATGCATCACAATCAGTTTTAAAAGGAGATGACACTGTAGAACTTTTAAAAAGTTTAACTACTGAGATTTCCAATTTAGCTACAGCTTTAAAAACCATACAAATATGGCCTAGTGGTATCCCATCTCCTGATCCAACAATAGGACCAGTAGCTTCAATCTCAGAAACTAATTTGAATAGAATTAAAGCTCAATTAGATAATTTAAAATCCAATTTTGTAAAAGTAATTTAATATATGAGTACTTCAAATAATAAAGGAGAATTTACAACTAATTTAACCTCATCTATCCAAACAACCGGTTCAAGTGATATTAATAAATTATTAATTAAATCTCCAGGGTATGAACCATTAGAAATAATTCCATATAAAGGAGATGGTACTGCTAAAAATGATTTAGGGGTTATTAAATTAAACCCTTTAAATAAAGGATTAGAGCAAGATAAAATAAATGCATCTCAACTTACTAAAGCTCAAATAGATGAATTATCTAAAGATAAAAAAGATTTTAATTATTTTGCTCAAGAACGATTAACTAATCAAGTAAACAATCTAAAAACTATATTAATTCCAACAGTACTAACTTTAGTAGCAGGATTTGGAATTACTAAAGCTACAGATTTAGCTGGTCAAAATAAAGATAAAATTTTAGCAGAACTTAAGAAAAAAATTAGTTGCCCTTCTCAAGGTAATATAAATG